GCTTCCCCGGCAGGCCATTGGGGAGCTTTCCCCGCAAAATAACGGGTTGCGGCACCCAGCATCTGCTTCGCTCTCGCTCGCATCTTGCTGGCCGCGGCCCCAACAATAGCTTCTTGCCTCGGCCACTGGCCGCAGTCGCTATTGTTGCAGGCCATTCCAGCTCCCGCCCTATTGCCTGCGGCAACAGGGTTCCACCCTCGGATCATTTGCTGGGGAAACTCCCCGCCGTCCTGCCAAGTAAAAATGCATCTTGCAACCTGCTGGTTTTCTGTTATCATAGAATCAGGGTGTATCTGAAAAAAACAGAATTGCAGGAGGAAGTTCATGCGCACTTTATTTCTTTTGAACCCCACTGCCGGCAAGGCAGACTGTACCCGTGCTCTGCCGCGGCAGATCGATGCGGCTGCGGCGCGGGCCGGTCTTGCCAGGGGAGAATATACCATTCGGATCACTGCCCACGCAGGCCACGCCCGGGAGCTTGCCAATGCCGCAGCCCGACAGGCCCGGCAGGCAGGGGAGCAGCTCCGCATCTATACAGCAGGCGGCGATGGCACCTTCAATGAAGCCCTAACCGGCGTCTATGGGTTTGAAAATGCGGCTGTGGGCTGCCTGCCCTATGGCAGCGGCAATGATTTCCTGCGTACTTTTGGCACAAAAGCGGAATTTCTGGATCTGGACGCCCAGCTTGCAGGCGGGCCGGTCGCCATTGACCTGATGCAGACCAGTCTCGGTCTTTCGGCCACCATCTGCGCTGCCGGTCTGGATGCGCAGGTCGCCTACGGCATCCCGAAGTTCCGGCGCATCCCGCTCTGCGGCGGCGAAGCGGCCTATGCGCTTTCCATCGTAGAACAGCTGTGCGGGCATATTGGCCGAAGAGTAGAGTACACCATTGACGGCGAGACCCTGACAGTGGACTGCCTTATGTGTGCCGTCTGCAATGGCCGCACCTATGGCGGTGGCTTCTGTGCAGCGCCGGAAGCCCAGCCGGACGACGGCTGGCTGGATGTGTATATCATCCGCAAGGTGAGCCGTTTGACCATTGCAAAACTTCTGGGAATGTACAAAAACGGAGGGCACTTCCGGAATGGTCAGCTGGTCAGGGCGGCAGAGCCGTACTTTATTTACCGGCGGGCAAAGCAGGTCTCTCTGCGCGCCGTGGATGGCCGCGGGCCTATCGTTGCTACGGCAGACGGTGAGTGTGTGCCCAAGGAGCAGATCACTGTGCAGGTACAGCCGCTGGCTGGCCGTATTCTGCTGCCAAAGCCTGCTTTTGAGCGCTTTGCAGCGCAGCGGTCCGAACAGAGTGCGACCTGACCGGACGCGAAAAAATTCAGCCTTCAGGATCTCCTGAGCAGTCAAAGGGTCGGAAGCCTTAAAACAGGGTTTCCGGCCCTTTATTTTGCAGAAAAAAGAAAGGAGATCCGGAAGGTTTTGAATCAGGTTTTGCTGATGATACGTTGATTGGACGAGCCGTCACAAATTGTTAATCTCTAGGATAAGGATTTCTCTGAAATTATAAGAACGTAGCTGCATATTTTCAGATTTGAAAAAATGTGAAAAAAATGTACGAAATGCACCCCGTTCATACACTAATCAAACACTGAAATACATAATAAAAATGATGTAAAGTACAGAAAAAATACATAAAGTGAACGATAAGGTGGACACACAAACTTTAATGAATCTTTTCGATTTCGGAGCGTAACCAGTCGACGCTTCGGTCTGTATATACACGTTCTGTAAGGTCTGCAATTTGATGGCCGATGATGCGCTTTATGGCGTACTCATCGACGTTGGCGCGCTTCGCCATGGTGACAAACGTTTTGCGGCAGTCGTGCGTGTGATGACGTGGATCAAGGGCAAGGCGGTTGATGATGACCTTGAACTGACGGGCATATAATTCGTAGTACGGATGTTCAGCAGATGAACTCAAAGCTGGGCAGGATCAGCTATTACATCTCGCCCAAGCTCCTCTATGAGCAGACCGGCTATGAATGGAGGGGCGAAAAATGAGCAGAGAACGTGCGGAGCTGTCAAAAAAGAACCCATACCACATTCCGAGATACCGGTACTACGAACTGAAGTATTTTTGCAGGCAGTACAATGACTGGAAGAAGGCCCTGACTCTGATCGACGGCTGGCAGACATCACCCAATGATATTTCCGGCATCATCAAGGGGTGCCCACCCGAAAGCCCGACCGAGAGAATCGCACTGTCCAGAGTGTTCTACTCCAGTTGCATCGACATCGTGGACAAGTGCATTGCGGAACTTGATACGGCATTGGCACCGTACATAAAAAAGGGCGTGACAGAGGGAGACGGCTACAACAAGCTTCAAGCAAATGGATGCCCTTGCTGCAGAGAGACCTACTACGAGCATTACCGGTACTTCTTCTGGCTCCTGAGCAAGGAACGGCAGTGACGCGAAATTTTCAGCGTGCTTTATGGAACGAATATTCACTGTTTAAATGCAAAGGAGAACACAATATGTTTAAGAGCAACAAAGTGAATCACATGACTGTTATCGTGAAAGGCGTGAGAGACGACGATTACGAAGGGTGTGAGCTTATGAAGGAAGTCATTCGTCGGAACTGTAAGATGGACCAGAGGCTGGTTAGCCAGATGGTCTATAAGATCAGAACCTACGAAGACGGAAAGAAGAAGCGCACGGACTTCAACGTCGAATTTGAGGCGTTCGACATGGGCGGGATCATCCGTGATTTTGAGCTGCTGAAAAAAGCAGGTGTGATCAAGCAGGTAGAAAAGAAGCAGTATACGAATTATCTCGTTTACTAAGAAAGGCGGGAGCCGTGGAGAAATCTGCGGCTCTTACTTTTTGGACGCGAAAAAATCAGCCGCCTTTATGAGAAAGGTGGTATGAACAATGTTTAGTCTGATCGTTACAATTTTGATTGTTGTACTGCTGGTCAAATGTATTGGCCTGGTAGGGGCAAAGACGGAAGAGGTGAAACAGAGAACAAAGAAGAAACACTGAAAATCAAAATGGAGCTTATGGGAAACCGTAGGCTCTTAATTTTTTACGCAGACGCGAAAAATGCATGGTGCTTTATGGAAGGAAAATAAATGGGAAGCCTACGGGTGGATGCGGAAGTTTAGAAATTTCCGCCGTTAATGCTGACGGAGGATGTAACCAGCATGAAGCTATGAGAAATCATGGCGTTTCCTTTTTCTGACGCGAAAAATACAGCCTCCTTTATGGAAAGAAATGAACAATTTTAGGAGGTATTTTACTATGCTGAAGAATGTTATTAAAGGTTTTGAGGAAATGATGAACTGTGTTCTGACCGCTATGAACGAGTCGCTGAGCGATCCGTATGCGGGCTGGAACGAAGGAGAAGAACTCCTCATGCTGAACGAGGTTCGGTGTGGTATCCGCTAATGGGTATTCTGACCGGAAAACGGGCGTATGGAAACATGCGCTCTTTTCTTTGACGTTTCGGTATAGGCGCGAAAAATACAGCCTCCTTTATGGAAGGAGATAGCTCAGTTGGTAGAGCGCTGCTTGATTGCAGAGGTCGTGGGTCCGAAGCCCATTCTCTTTCTTTTTTCTATTCTAGAATAGAATGTTGGCGCGAAAAACGCATTGCCCTTTATGGAAGGATGTCTTCCGAAGAACTAAAGGAGAAATGTTATTATGGCAAAACGAGTAAAGACGAATTATGACCGCGGGTACGTGAACGCTATGGATAAGATCCGCGTGTTCATCGAAAGCAGCTCGAAAGTGATGTATGTCGATACACGCGAATATAAGAATGCTGAGACGGCACGCTGTGCTTACCGGAACGCGATCGCGCTGGTGCGGGCGGGAGGAATCGTGCGTGTTACTTGCAACCGCAATGAGCTTTTCCTGATTCGCAATGACATCTGAGGCGAAATGGAGCTTACGAGAAATCGTAGGCTCTTTTTCTTTTTCCGCACGCAGGGGACAGGTTCCTCTACTATATTAGTAAAAAGGAGAATTTCAAAATGGACGCAAAACTGTTTCTGATCGTTTTCATCTGCATTGCTGCACTTGGGCTGGTGCTGGGTATCGCCATTGGTTTCAACCTGAGCGAAGGCCAGAGGTGTGTCGGCGACCTTGTGATCGCACCCGGTGACGAGGATGCAGACCATTACATGTTCCTGGACCTTGCGAAAAGTCCGGAAACTCTGGCAGGGAAAGAGCGGGTGATGCTGAACATCAAAATGATCCGGACGCGAAAATAACGTGGTGTTCTATGGAGGAGACTCCAGAATGATATTTTGTAAAGGAGATTTTTCAAAATGGAAAACTACGAAAACAAAGAATTGCTGAAAGACGCGGCGAAGAAATCGCTGGAAAGTCTTAAGGATCTGAAGCCGGGTACGGAAGAGTACAATACGGCTGCAAACATGGCGTTGAAGCTGTACGATATGCAGCTCAAGGATGAAGCGCAGGAAAACGAAAAACAGCTGAAAGAGGACGAGGCCGTGCGGAAAGTGCACGAACTGGAACTCGATCAGGAGAAAGCGGAGAAGGCGCGCAAACTTGACTGGGCAAAAATCGGCATGAAGGCGCTGACGTTTGCAGGCACGATTGGCATGACTGTGTACTGGTCGATCTGCGAGGCGGGCGGCGTGACCCAGCTGTCGAGAGCAATCGGCGAGGGAGTACATGAGCTGAAGAGAGGCTTTACGGAAAAAGATTAAAAGGAGGAACCGAGGAGGGTTCGTGGCGAAAGCTGCGGACTCTCTTTATTTTTATGCGATACCACGATAACGCTCAGCCGCAGGAGTGGACGAACTACTATGGGAGCGTCTACCGCTGCAACCATCCTGTGTACCGGGTATGTACATTGTATAAAGAGCGCAGCAAGGGCCTGTGCGTGATCCAGCAGCGCTACAACGAGGAAAGCAAAGCGACCTACTGGAGCGCTATAGACCCATGGCTGACCGATAAAATTTACCTGCATGACGGGTTCAAGGAATATTTTGACAGCCATGCCAAACGAAAAAATCAAAACGGAGAATATCCTACCGTGACCGTGCGGCAGATCATGTGGGCGCTGCGGATGAAGCCATTGAAAAAGGAACGCTGGGAGACCGTGTTTGACAGAAGCACGATTTAGGACGCGGATTTTACAGGGTGCTTTATGAGACGAGTTACGTCTTGACATTTATATTTTGGAGGTATGAAAGATGAAAATTGACGCAAGATTAGTTAAGCAGAGCGTAGGCATGATCGTTGGTGGTGTCATTTTTGCATGGAGTGCGATGGACAAGGGCTGGATTGATGGCATTAAGGAAGGAAAGAGGCTTCAGGCAGGATGGACAACACGAGCAATCGAAGACGTGTACGAAAAAGAAAAGGAAAAGGCGGATGATATTATCGATCGGATCAATGCCAAATTCGATGAATATGTAAACGAAAAGTAACTCAAAGGCGGGAGCCGTGGAGAAATCTACGGCTCTTGCTTTTTTTTGACGCGAGAAAAACTTGCTCTATTATGAAGGAGGTGAGAGTTATGGAATACCTTCTGGCAAAGAGCGACAGACAGCTCGGTATTTGCCTGAGAATGCTGTATGACGAAGGATACAAAGGTTTGGTTGTTGAAAGTGTGATAAACGCTAAGAACCGAATGGAGTTCCACGTCAAGGTTATGGCTGACGAAGACAAGATGGCGAAGTTGAATGACCGCTACCAGACGTTGATTTCCTAAATCTTACTCTGGAGGGCAAAAGATCTGAAACATGGTCTTTTGCTTTTGTCCGGGCCATGCTATAATGAAACAAAGGGAGGCGAAGAGCATGAGAGTGACATCGCACATGATTGTTCCCGTGAAGAAAAACGGCAAGTGGACGACCTATATCAAAGAGTTTGAAGAAAATATTCCGGATTTGGGACGGCACTGCCTGATGTGCAATTCCTGCGGCGAACCGAGCTATCCCGAATGCATGAAAAAATGCCCGGTGGAGCGTGATCGTGTCGAGCGTGAACAAAAGAAAGCGCAGGAGAAAGTCGCCAAGCACAAGGTCGAGATTGATATTCTGGCTGGGCTTGTCCGCGATGGGCTCCTGAAGGTAGAGGATGCTGCGCCTCGCGTGGACATGAGCGTGGAAGAATTTGAAGCGGCAATGCCAAAATGATATTTGAACCAGAGAGCTTACGAGAGATCGTAGGCTCTTTTTATTTTGTCCAAACGCGAAAAAATCTCCTTGCTTTATGGAGCAAAGACCATGAACAAAGGAGAATACTATGCGAGAAAACAAATTTTGGAACTATTCAATTACGATTGGCAACATGATTGTGACATTGGCATTCGGACTTGGAGTGGGTCTGGTAGTGCTGTTGTTTACATTGATTGTGCGATCGATTCTTAGCAAGAAATGACAAAACGAGGTACGAACTGAACTTGTCTTTGTTCTGGAATTGAGCTGTGGAGAAATCTGCGGCTCTTTCTTTTTGCTAGGACGCGAAAAATTCACCTTGCTTTATGGAGGTAAGAGGGCTTTATCGAAAGGAGAAATTACTATGATGAACGCTATCAAAAACTTTATGAAGAAACCTATTACTTGGGGCGACAGCTTTAAGTGGAGCGGTATTTCTCTGGGACTGTATGCAGCAGTCATCGGGACAATCGTTGCTTACGATAAGTGGATCGCTTATAAGGACAAGGCAGAGAGGCTTGATAAATACAATTCATTCAAAGATATGGATAATCAAATCTGAAAGATCACGCCCTCTTATCTTTTTTTGAAAATGATATTTCGGAGGTTGAACGCTATGGAGGACATTATGCTGATCCGGTCAAGTTTTATGCGCCGTATCATTTCACAGATCATCAACAAGGCTTTGAAGAAGCAGGCACCCGGTGTAGAAGTGGAGCTGAAAGAAGCTCAGGTGAACTGGGTGGACAAAGAGCAGAAGATGCGGGTACATCTGGAGTTGGATGCGGAGATAACGAAGGCTCAACTGAATGATATTCTGAAAAAAGCTGGAGTGCTGTGACGCGAAATTTTCAGTGTGCTTTATGAGATGATTAGTCTCAGATTTATATTTTGGAGGTATGAACTATGAAGAAACTGGTGAAGGTTGCTTTGGGCGCAGTGGCGTTTCTTGGCATTACCGAGTTGTTCTGCGTTGAAACCGTTGCAATCATGTGGAGAAAGCTTATGATGCGCAATGATGATTCAGCGGCAGATGCACTCGACAATGCGATGAAAGCAGGCCAAGCAAACTGGGAGCTGAAACTGTATGAATTCCTGAAAACAGATCAGGCCGAAAGGTATCTGAAGCGCTAATCGAAAGCGGAGCTTACGAGAAATCGTAGGCTCTTTTATTTTTCAAAATGGAGGTTTGGCAATGAAACTGACGAAAACATGCGCAAAGTTTCTGCGCAAACATGGCGGAACGATTTTTGCCATCGGAGCTTCGATCGGGGTTGGTCTGACCATGTGGGAGACAGGTAAGGCGACCGTTAAGGCGACCACATTCGTTACCATGAACAAAGAAGAGCCTATGACGAAAAAAGAAATCGTCAAAGACTGCTGGAAGTTTTATCTGCCTGCCGCGGCACTTGGCGCGGGGACCATCGCGTGCATCCTCGGTTCCAATGCGTTGAACAAGAAGCAGATTGCGAGCCTGACCGCTGGCTACATGGCACTTGGAAAGGCCTATCAGGAGTATCGGCAGAAAGTGATTGAGAATTTTGGTATCGAAAAAGAAGCCGAGATTCACGATCAAATCAAAGAAGAAAAGCTTCCGGAAGTCCGTGAAAAGATGGAAGAGGAGAAGCTGCTCTGCTACGAGCCTATCTCGAAAAGATATTTCCATGCCACCGAGATCGAATTGACGGACGCTTTTTACAATGCAAATCGGTATTTTGCATTAAACGGCGAATTGTCAATGAACGATTTCACTTCCTATCTGCCGGGGTTGGACTTCACGCCAGAAGGGGATACACTGGGGTGGTGCGCAGAATATCTCGCCAATGAGTGGGAGTATTACTGGATTGACTTCAACTATTATAAGCAGACGACCGATGATGGACTGGAAGTCTACTATGTAGAAGCATTTCAGGAACCCATTAAAGAATTTCTGGATTATGATGTTATGAAACGGCATTTGGATTATAAAGGAGTTTGACATTTATGAAGAACATTAACTGGTGGAAAGTTGCATCTATGGCAATGCTGGCAGCAAGCGCAATCATGGGCTTTGGTCATGACCTGATCGAGGATAAAAAGACCGAGGAAGACCTGCAGGATATGGTGCAAGAAGAAGTTCGGCGGCAGTTGGCAGAAAAGAACCAGTAAACGCGAAAAATACAGGCTCCTTTATGGAAGAGAAATCCAATTTGAACAAAGTAAAGGAGAATGATATTTATGTACGATCACGATTTTTACGAACAAATGGACAGCCTGATGGTAAATCTGCTGGTAGATTTGGCCATCAATATGGTATGTGTGCTGTATGCTACAGTACGATACGTGTTGATGCAGCCGATCCGACTGGTGGAATACATCTGGTACTGTATCCAGATCGAGCGTGAATGTGACCGCGATGAAACGATTCGCTTCGAGAATTTGAAACGAACTGGACACATCTGACGAAAGCGAGGGCTTACGAGAAATCGTAGGCTCTTTCTTTTTATATTTTACGGAGGTATGAAAAATGAACCTGAAATCATTTGCAAAAGCGAGTCGGCAGATGCTGAATCGCAATGCATCCAAGATTCTGGCGGGCTTTGCCATCGGTGCAGGCGTCATGGCTGTAGGCTTCGCCATCGAGGCAACTCCGAAGGCGATGATCCTGCTGGAGGAAAAGAAGGCAGAGCTCGGTGTCGAAAAGCTGGATGCGAAGACCATTGTCAAAACGGCTGGCCCGGTATACATTCCGACGGTCGTGAGCATGGGCCTTTCGACCGCATGCACGATCGGTGCGCTGAAGGTGAAGAGCCAGCAGAACGCCGCGCTGGCTGCAGCGTGCACGCTCTCGGAAACGGCTCTGCGCACCTACCAGAATAAAGTTGTTGAGACCATTGGCGCAGAGAAGGAACAGGAGATCCGTGAGGCTGTTGCTCTTGATAAGATGGCAAAGAGTCCGGAGCCGGCAGTGATCCCGAACGCAAAAGGGGTCAAAATGGATGATATTTCCTATGACCAGCGGGTAAAATGCTGGGAAAGCCTGAGCGGGAACTACTTTTGGACCACACGGAATGCCATTGAACGGGCTATCAACGGGGTCAACAAACAGCTGCTCAGCGATTTCCGTGTGACCGAAAACGACCTGTTTGACTATCTGGGAATGGAACATAACCGAAACGGCGACCTGCTTGGGTGGGATACCGACACGACCATGGAAGTGGAAACGTTCTATGCTTCCAAACTTGATGAAGACGGTATGCCGTGCCTTGTACTGGACTACCGTACACCGCCCAAGTGGCTGGGCTATTGATTTTTTTTCAATGCCCGGAACAGACGCGAAAAATTCACCTTGCTTTATGGAGGTAAAACTCCAACATTACAAAACTTTATATTTAAGAAAGAGGTAACAAAAAATGGACGAAATGAATAACATGAACGAGACTACTGTCATGGAGAATGAGAACTCTGTGGAGGTTGTTCCGGAGGAGAACGTTCAGATGATCGAAAACGAGGAGACTTCGGGCATCAATCCGAAGCTTGTGCTTGGCGCGGCTGTGATTGCTGGTGCTGCCATTGTGGGCGGTATCAAGCATCTGAAGAGCAAAAAGAACAAGCCGGCGAATGATAAGCCGAAGACCAAGAAGAAGATCCATCTGCGTGCACCTTGGACGATCACCGAGGAGACCGTTCCCGAAAAGACGGAGGACGCTGATAAGGAAGTTGTTGAGGAACCTTCTGACGAGGAAAAGTAATGTTTGGTAAGGCGAGAGCTGTAGAGAAATCTGCAGCTCTTACTTTTTGTTTTTTGAAAGGGGAAAGACATGGCACAAGTAGACATGCCGAAGTCCAGCATTGGCCAGACGCCGACTGAGCCGAAAAAGAAGCTTGAGAAGGTCGTCAAGGGTAAGGTGGCGGTGAAAGAGCAGAGCGATATGCAGAAGATCGCATCGCAGTTTCTGGCCGAAGACCTGAAAACGGTGAAAGACCGTATTCTGACTGATTATCTGCTGCCGATGCTCAAGAACGGTGCATGGAGCATTCTGAACTCGGCGTTCAGCATTGCACTCTGGGGCGAAGACCGCAGTCGCGGCGGCTCGAACAATTACTATGGAAACAACCGTGGTCAGCGCAACAGCTATGATGGCTATTATCAGGGCAGCCAGAACAATCGCCAGAACCCGCCGCCCGTGCGCAGAAGCTTGCAGAATCTGGATTTCGAGAGTCGGGGTGACGCTGAGGACACTCTGGCGGGTCTCAGGGACGCACTGTACCGCTACCGGCAGGTTTCGGTGGGCGACCTGTGGGACCTGATGGGCGTGACAAACGATTCGACCGACTACAATTATGGCTGGTACAACCTCGATGATGCATTCATCAAGGGCATCCCCGGCGGGTTCCGACTGGTTCTGCCGCACACTGTACCGCTGCGCTGATAGAAAGGACTGATATTTTATGAAGTTTCTGAAAAACGTGAAAACTGACGAGTTCATGGCAACTGTGACCCGGACTGCCTCGAAGTATGGCTATAAGCTGAAGAAAGCAAGCCCTACCATCATGATCTTTGGTGCTGCTATTGTGGGCGTAGCAGCGACCGTCTCTGCCTGCAAGGCGACTGTGAAGGCTCAGGATATTCTGGAGGATCATAACGAGATGGTGAAGGCCATCCATGAGACCAAGGAAAAGGTCGATAGCGGTGAAATGATCCTGAAGGAAGGCGCTGCCTACACCGAGAACGATTACAAGAAGGACCTGACCACGGCCTATGTGCAGACAGGTCTGAAGCTGGCGAAGATCTATGCACCTGCAGTAACCATGGGCACGGTTGCACTCGGCTGCATGTTCGGCTCGCACCACATCATGACCAAGCGTAACGCCAGCCTGACTGCCGCCTACATCGCTCTGGATAAGGCCTTCAACGAGTATAAGGGCCGTGTGACCGACCGCTTTGGCGACCGCGTACAGCAGGAGCTTGAGCACAATATCAAGGCCGTTGAGGTGGAGACCACCCGGAAAAATGAGCAGGGTGTAGAGGAGACTGTCAAAGAGTATACGGATGTGGCAATGGCACACACCAGCCCCTATACGCTGATCTACGACGAGACTGTGAGCTCCTGGGATAAGGATGCACAGCTGAACATGTCCCATCTGATCCAGGCGCAGGCTGCTGCAAACCGGAAACTCCACCGCCAAGGCCATCTGTTCCTTAACGATGTCATTGATATTTTGGACCCCTATGGCAACGGTATGCATCACACCCCCGAAGGCCAGGTCGTCGGCTGGATCTTGAGCCAGGATGATCCTACGAAGGAAAATCGTGTGGACTTTGGTGTAACCAACTATGTTGAGAACAACGATGCGCTGAACAATTTCATCGACGGGTTCGAGCGCTCTGTCCTGCTGCGGTTCAACTGTGACGGCGTGATCATCGACAAAATCTGAGACTGATATTTTGGAGGGACTTGCTATGACCAGATACATTAAGACGCTTTCTTATCTGTTTGCTGCCATGGCCGGAGTGTGCTTTGTCTCTGGTCTGGCAGTTCTTTCGGAGTGAGGTGTACGATGGACAGTTTGGAAAATGCATTCCTGTTTCTGGACTATCTGACCGATACCAAGCGCAAGCGCCACATGGTGGGAGGCATTCTGATGAGTGTCTCCCTTTTCTTTGGCGGTCTGGCGTTTACCATGATGACGATTAAAGGAGAAGACAATGAATCGGACAATTCGTGATGTTTTGCTGTTTGGCGCAGGTTTTGCCGCAGGTGCGTACGTTATGCACGCGGTTTTCCGTACGAAATACCAGGAGTACGCCGATGCACAAATCGATGATGTGCGCGACCACTACCGCAAGAAGGAAGCTGATCTGGATACCATGATCGAAGAAAAGGCCCAGCAGAAGAGCATGGAGCAGCTTACGGGAAAGTACCGCACCGAGTCCGACCCGGAAGATATTGCGACCCACGACCCTATTGAGATCATTCAGCCGGACGAGTTCGGTGACATCGACGACTATGAGACTCGCGGGCTGACCTATTATGCCGATGGCAAGCTGGTATTCGACGAGGAGACGATGCCTGTGAACGACGATGATATTCCGAACATCATCGGAACAGAGGCGCTGAACCACTTTGGCGAGTTCATGCCCAGCACCATTCATGTGCGAAACAACAACTATCATAAGGACTATGAGATCATTCAGGTTCGTCAGAACTGGGGTGACCTCTATCCGGAAGAGGAGGAAGAATGATATTTTCGGATCTTGGAGAACAGTATTATGACTGGCTCCACAAAATCGTGTGCGGCGAATGGGAGCCGAGAAATCTCTCGTTCCATCGGCTGCTCATGTACTTACATAATCGCACTTATATTCCGGCCTGCGAAATGGACCAGTGCAGAGCAGAAGATGGTGTGAATCTGCGTTACCGTTTTGCCAGCGAATGCGATATTCCGTATGACAAGATCGATGCGGAGTTCCACGGTGTTCCGTGCAGTATGCTGGAAATGATGGTGGCCCTTGCGGTGCGCATCGAAGAACATATTATGGAGGATTCCAGTGCGGGAAACCGTGTCGGGCAGTGGTTCTGGAACATGGTTGTCAGTCTCGGGCTTGCTGCCATGGACGACGGCCGGTTTCACGAAGACCGGGCAGATTATATTCTGGACAGGTTTGAGTGCAGAGACTATGAATACAATGGTGCCGGCGGTCTCTTTACAGTGAACCGTCCGACCGAAGATATGCGTCGGCTTGATATTTGGTATCAGCTGATGCACTACCTGCAGGAAAACGAATTTTGAAAGGAAAATCAACATGGATATGACGAACATTATGTATGAACTGGTCAACACCAAAACTTCGCTGGCCATTGCCGACCGCACCATCGAAACTCTGCAGAAGCAGAACCGGCGTCTGAACCGTCGGTGCCTGCGCCAGAGTCTGATGATCGCAGGGCTGGCATGGCTCACCGTTACGGCCTGCAGGATGCTGAGCGAGAGCGATAAGAAGCGCAAAGAGACTGAGGAAGACGCCCGGCAGCTCCATGCGGCACTGGCTCATACGCAGCAGGTGTTGGACGATGTGAACCGCAAGAACGCCGAACAGTTCTGGACGGAGAGCAGCACAAGTGCGACGGAGCCCGAAAAAGATATCTGCTGCGATGGGAAGGCAACCATTACCAAAAATCCGGAATAAAATGCATGGAAAGGAGGAAGTCAGTTGCCGATAATTGATTTCCTGAGGATCGCCACGCGAACCGGAAAACACGGGGTGATCGAAGTGTACCCGAACTTTATCATCACCAAGTCGAAAGACCTGATGATCCGGGGTTCTGATTTCTATGCGATCTGGCTGGAAGAACGCGGCTTGTGGAGTACCGAAGAGCAGGATGCGTTGCAACTCATTGACCGGGAACTTGATATTTATGCAAACGAGCATAAGCAGTTTCTGGGCGATAATGTTCGAGTCTTACATATGTGGGATGCACAGTCTGGCATGATTGATATTTGGCACAAATATTGTCAGCGCCAGATGCGGGACAACTATCATATGAAGGCAATATCCCTTATAATGTTGATGACATGCGGAATGCCATCTTGGGGTTCGCTGCCAGCAGCACCAATCAGGCGGAAACCTGTCTGAAAATCGTGGCGAAGATGCATTTCAAGTCTAAGGATGATATCGAAGCTCCGCCAACAGAAGACGGGAAGAAGCCGATCGTATTCTTCGATTGTGAGGTGTTTCCGAACCTTCTGCTTGTGAACTGGAAGTTTGCAAAACAGGAAAAGGTTTATCGTCTCGTCAATCCCAGCCCTGAGGAAATCGAAAACCTGACGAAGTATCGACTGATCGGTTTCAATAACCGCAAATACGATAACCATATTCTCTGGGGACGTATGATCGGTATGTCCATCGAGCAGATCTATGCCTTGTCGGACAGGATCGTGAACCAGCATGAAGGCTTCTTTGGGGAGGCGTACAACCTCTCGTACACTGATATTTACGATTTTTCGTCGAAAAAGCAGAGCCTGAAAAAGTTTGAGATCGAGCTCGGCATCCACCATCAGGAGCTGGGACTTCCGTGGGATCAGCCGGTGCCGAAGAGCCTGTGGGACAAGGTGGCCGAGTATTGCGATAATGACGTGATTGCGACGGAAACTCTGTTCTACTCCAAGAAGCGGCAGGCCGATTTCGTGGCACGTGAAATTCTGGCAGACCTTGCCGGGATGACCGTCAATGACACAACGAACACCCTGACAACCCGGATCATCTTCGGCAAAGAAAAGCATCCCCGCCTCGTCTATACTGATCTGGCAACGGGAAAGTCGGATGCAATCGTTGAGGTAGAGCCTGATATTTTGACGGATACCAACATTATCAACGCTTTTCCCGGCTATGAATGGGTCAAGGGTGACGACGGACAGATGCATAACATGTTCCGTGGCACCGACCTTGGCAAAGGCGGCTATGTGTATGCAGAACCCGGCATGTATACGAACGTTGCGCTGCTGGACGTTGCGTCGCTGCATCCGCATTCGGCTGTTGCCATGAACTACTTTGGCGAGTACACCAAGCATTTTAACGACCTGATGGATGTGCGAATCTACGTCAAGCACGGCGAGTACGAGAAGGCAAAGGGGCTCTTTGGCGGTAAACTGGCAAAATACCTCGATGATCCGCAGCAGGCAAAGGCTTTGGCGCAGGCGTTGAAAATCGCCATCAATTCGGTTTACGGGTTGACCAGTGCAAGCTTCGACAACCCGTTCCGCAACCCCAAGAACGTCAACAACATTGTGGCGCTTCGAGGGGCTTTATTTATGCGCACTTTGCAGGATGAGGTGCAGCAGCGTGGGTTCGCCGTGGCCCACATTAAGACAGATTCCATTAAGATCCCAGATGCCACACCTGAGATCATTGCCTTCTGCATGGATTTCGCAAAGAAATACGGATACACGTTTGAGCACGAAGCTACTTATGAGCGGATGTGTTTAGTGAATAACGCCGTGTACATTGCCAAGTACATGGATGACGACCAGTGTAAGGCCCGCTATGGGTATGTCCCCGGCGATAACGCAGAGGAGGGCGGCGAGTGGACAGCTACCGGCACTCAGTTTCAGGTGCCATATGTCTTCAAGACGTTGTTCTCGAAGGAATCTATCGAATTCTCTGATCTGTGCGAGACGAAGAGCGTTTCCAAGGGCGCGATTTATCTTGACAAGAACGAGGATCTGCCGGAAGGGGAGCATAACTACATTTTTGTGGGTCGTGTTGGCCAGTTCTGCCCGATCATTCCGGGTGCCGGTGGTGCTTTGCTGCTTCGGGAGGCCGGTGTAAAACCGAACGGCGAAATGAAATACGATTCTGTCACCGGAGCGAAGGATTACCGCTGGCTTGAAAGTGAGATGGTGTATCAGCTTCATATGGAGGAGTCAATCGACAAGACGTACTTCAATAAGGAAGTTGATGATGCTGTCAAGGAAATCTCGAAATACGGTGACTTTGAGTGGTTTGCCTCGGATAATTCGGGAATGCCACCCTGGCAGAAGCCTGATATTCCGTGGGACGATGTGCAGGAAGAAACAGCAAGAAATTTTGAAGTTCGATAACAAAGGAGCAAAGGATATTTATGTACCAGAAGCGTCAGAAAGTCAACATTGATGATACCCGTTTTATCTTTACCACCAACTTCTCCGGCGACCCGGAGCGTGACCGCTTTGGCTCTGACCAGCGCCGTGTCAACGTGGTAATTCCTACCGAGGAGCTCGCGCAGCATCTGCTGGATATTGGCGTAAAGGTCAAGCAGACCAAGCCGAACCCTGAGCGCACTTACGACGAGCCGTTTGTGCCCACGCTCTACGTGCCGGTCAACATCAAGATGGACTCCAAGTGGCCGCCGCACATCTATTGGGTCACAACTGCTGGCAAGCGCCTGCTCTGCAACGAGGACACCATCAGCCAGCTGGACTTCATCCGCGTCAAGAACGTCTGCCTGCAGGCAAATCTTGTTGAGAAGAGGAACTTCCCTGGCGAGTACAGTCTGTACGCCGATGTGATGTACGTTGAGCAGGATGCTGATGCTGACCCGTATGCGGGGCGCTACGCTCAGTACGCAGAGCCTGCTCCTGAAGTGCCGTTCTAAGGAGGATACTATGGAAAAACTGTTTATCAGCTGTCCGATGCGTGCTCGCACTGCAGAACAGATCCATGCGACTATGGACCAGATGCATAAAATCGCCGAGGCTATTTTCGGCGAAGAACTGGAGGTCATCCCGACTTACTTTGAGGGCACCCCTCCTGAAAATGCCAATGACCGTCTGTGGTATCTGGGTAAATCCATTGAGAAAATGTCCGAGGCGGATTGCTTCATCGGCATTTTCGATGACCAGAAAGATTATGATGGCTGCATCATCGAGAACCATGTCGCCAAACTCTACGGTGTACCGCAGTATCTGGTGAATATTGCGTACGTAGCACCGGACATCATGGAGCAGCGTTTGCAGCATATGGTCTGATGGTATTTATCGAGTGCCGGGGTCGGTCCTCGGTTGAATGATCCAGTCGGTGAGTGCCCACGTCGCAAATGGCGTTCTCAGAGGAAACAGCTCGATTGATATTTTGATTTTGGGAGGTTGAACGTATGAAAGTCTTGCGAATCCAGCCCAAGAAGTATCCTGAAGTTATTGAAATCGACGGCTCGCTCGAATCTCTTCAGAAAGAAGTGGCCGGTCCGATTCAGGCGGTCTACCCGTGGGATGATCTGGTTGCGCTTATCTGCAATGAGGAAGGCAAGCTGGCCGAGGATGCCTTCGAGCACTGCAACAGAGTTCTTTGCAATGAGATCGGGATTCCCTATGACATTGTAGTGGGAACTTTCCTGATCGTTGGTCTGACCAAGGATGATTTCGACGACCTGTCACAGGAACTCATTCAGAGGTACGAAAAGCTTTTCCATAACCCGGAAGAGTTTGATTACTTTACAGATGCTCAGGGAAGAACACATCTGGACGTTCGCCCCTGTGAACCTGAAGATAACGCGAAATAATCCGCTTCCTTTACAGATGCATGAGAGCTTCGGAGAAATCTGAGGCTCTTTTTATTTTGGGTCAGTAGCTTAGTCTGGCTGAAAGCTGGCAGCTCATAACTGCGTGATCGCGGGTTCAAATCCTGCCTGACCCACCAGAGGTGCAAGCCTTATATTTGAATAAACAAAGGAGAGAACAGCATGAGCGCAAGAAACTATGTCCCGGCAATGGTGAAATGGATGGTCGAGGAAGGTACCAAGAACACCTCCAGCGGCAACTGGATATTCACGAGCGCGGAAATTGCAGAGGCCTTCCCTGTAGCCGAAAGTAGCGTGATTGAGATGTTTGGAACAATCCTGACTGAAGTTTATCAGCATGAAGCTGTAGCGGAAGCAAATGTAAATTTCGAGAGCGACGGTTCGGCGACTTTCGATTTGACCTTCTACACAGATTACTGCCCGAACATCCGCGATGAAATAAAGGTTGGGTGATTTCTATGGGCGATAGCAAAGTTACAAAGCGCTGCGCAAAGTGCGGCGCTATGATGTACAACGTGTCTGCGGCAAGGAAATACTGTGATTTTTGCAGATTTGGCTATGCAACTAATGATTCGCCGCTGCCTTTGGAACACCCGAAGTACACTGGGCCGACTCTGCAGGAAATCATGAGAGAGGCTACCAAGGAGGGGCTTCAGTATGCAGAATATTGTAAAAAACACGGACTGCACTAATCACATAAAGGAACTCTGGAAAGTTTTTACAAAAGAAGGCAAAGAACTTTTTTCCTACACGATTCGCGGTGAAGGTGAAGATGAGGAAGAATGCACCAAACAGCTTTTAGCTTATGAGAATCATTGCTATCCTGACCAGATTCATGTTCACACGGAAATGAGGTGATTGGATGGCGGGTATAACGCTCTATGACTACCAAAAAGATGCGCTGGAACGAATGAAAATCGGATGCATCTTATGCGGTGGTGTAGGAAGCGGAAAATCAAGAACCAGTTTGGCGTTTTACTATACGCTCTGTGGTGGCGCAGTAAACACCCAAAACTACGTTAAGATGCATGATCCACCCGACTTGTACATTATCACCACTGCGAGGAAGCGCGATACAGGCGAGTGGGAGGAAGAACTGGCCCATTTCTATATGTCCACCGACAGCAACCTTGATATTTACGATCATAAGGTGGTTGTGGATTCATGGAACAACATCGGAAAGTACGTCGGCGTGAAGAACGCATTTTTCATTTTCGATGAGCAGAGAGTTGTTGGCAGCGGGCAATGGGTCAAATCCTTCCTGAAAATCACGAAGGAGAATGACTGGATTCTTCTGAGCGCTACTCCGGGAGATTGCTGGACAGATTACATTCCGGTGTTTATTGCAAACGGGTTCTATAAAAACCGGACGCAGTTCAACAATGAACACGTAATCTATAGTCGTTTTTCCAAATTTCCGAAAATTGACCGGTATCTGAACACCCAGCGACTGGTACGCCTGCGTGAACGGGTGCTTGTAGATATGAACTTTGAGCGACCTACTGTATCTCACCATGAGAATGTTTTTGTCGAGTATGACAAGCCTAAGTATCTGGAAATTTGTAAAACTCGCTGGAACCTGTGGGAAAACAAACCCATTGAGACCGCCAGCGAGTTTTGTTATCTGCTGCGGAAACTGGTGAACACAGACCTGACTAGGTCGCAAAAAGTTCTGGATATTTGCATGACCAACCCCAGAGTCATAATCTTCTATAATTTCGATTATGAGCTGGATATTCTTATGAATCTGCCCTATGGCGATGATGCGGAAGTAGCGCAATGGAACGGCCATAAGCACCAGCCAATCCCTGACGGTAAGAAGTGGGTATATCTGGTCCAGTACAATGCGGGTGCAGAAGGTTGGAACTGCATCAAGACCGATACCGTCATATTCTACTCGCAGAACTACTCCTACAAAATTATGGAGCAGGCTGCAGGCAGAATCGACCGGCTGAACACACCTTATAAGAACCTGTTCTACTATCATCTGAAGAGCAGGGCGGGAATTGATCTGGCGATTTCGAGGGCACTGAACTCGAAGAAAGCGTTTAATGAAAGGAAATTCTATGGAGCATGATATTTATGATTCTTTAAAGTTTATTGCGACGACCTGTGAGAAAATAACAGATGTCTTAAATGCGATTGCAGAATGCTTCGAGAAATTAACGGCTTGTCTCATGGACTCGATTGAAGAAATTAAGAGGCAGCCATTGAAGATGATTCTGCAGAAGCTGCGCCCTGACTACAAGAATAAATGCAAAATCCGGTGGCTGGACATTCCCAACAAGGTTATGCAGGGGAGAATTCATAAACACTGCTGAAAGAAAGGATTGATGTTTTATGATTAAAGATTCTGGCGACCGCACCGAATTTGAAACCGGTGCAAAGCGTGATATGCACGCAGGAAAGGGGCGGATGGATCTTCTGCCTTGGTATGGCATCATGGAGGTCAGCAAGCACTGCGAGGAAGGTGCGCTGAAGTATGGTGAGCACAATGTGGATAAGGGTATCCCGCTGCATTCGCTGCTGGACAGTGCTTCTCGGCATCTGGCAAAGTACATGGTTGGTATGGACGACGAGGATCACCTGCGCGCTGCCTGCTGGAATCTGCTATGGGCGCTGAACCAGCGGGTGACGCACCCGGAGTTGGATGACCGTTACGAGGTCAAGATGAAAGAGGTGCTGAAAGATAACGGAATTGTTCGTGAAGCAGTCGTTCCTGTAGTCTGTAATGAATGTGGAGTTCACTTCGGAATCCCTGCTACGAAATGGCGTAATGAAAGAGCGAACTGCCTTATTATGGACAGATATGTTGGAATTTGTCCTCGTTGTGGGAAAACAGCAATTATTCGGGAGGTAAAATCAGATGAATGACTGGATGCGCGAAGTGGACTATGCGACATACTGCCCGAAGTGCAAGAACTTCAAGGTGCTGGAGACGGATGAACCCTGCAACGAGTGCCTGACGGAGTGTGCACGGGAGGGTAGCAAGAAGCCCGTGAAGTTTGAAGAGAAGGCGCGAAAATAACAGACTCCTTTATGAGGTAAACTCATATTTGAAAGGAGATACTTATTATGAAAAAAGCATGGAAAATTGGTATTAGCACTATTGCTGGTATTGTTGGGGCGTGTGTGTTGACTCATATTCACAATGCAGAGGTTCGCAAAGTATATTGCGATCGCTATGGAAAAGGATATGATAACGGATATACACTTGGACTTTATCAGGGGAAGTTGATGGGTGCCAATGACCTGTATATGAATGCTCATAATGGGAGCGAATATTTCAATAATTATATGATTGAAGCTAGGAAAGAATTTGTTGAGACAATTACAAAACTCAACAAATAAGAAAACTGGGCCGTGGAGAAATCTGCGGCTCTTTATTTTTATCGTTGAAGGAGATGCTTGTATGCAACGTATGAACATCAAATGTTGCCATTGTGGAGACTATACCCCATTTATTGCAGAGGAGAACATTGAAGTTATTCCTCAAGTTAATCTCACAAGAACCGATATGGATATTTTGGGCGATATCGCCGAGGCATTGGCGGAATGCGGTTGCTTGGGTACGTGTGATTTCTTACGCCGGGTTCAGAGTGAAGTGACCAAAATTGTAGAGTATCAGGAGGAACGGTGAACGCTAAATGATATTTACTGAAGAGGATTTGAACTCTTTGAATGCTATTGCTGGACTATTGGCTTCATTCGGGTGTGATAGTCAGGCTGGCTGTGTGCTTTATATTCAGCACAAAATCGCAAAGTCCATGGAGGCTGACGAAAGGAAATGCGGAAATGAGAAACATGTCTAAAAAGACCTGGAAACTCCGGGTTTGGGGTCACATGACCGAGATGCAGAAGCTGGATTATCTTCTTACGAAAGCGGGCATTACGCATGAGATGGAAAGAAGATTTCCTGAGAACGATAAAAACCGGCCTGAAGTTTGCGGCCCTGGAGCACTGCATGATGGGGGCTATCAGATTACAGTTCGAGATAAATCTGGCACATATCTGTGGGATGCGGTATGCGGTTGGTACACTTACGGGTTTCCTCATTTACTCGAGGTGTGCGGGCTAGCACTTGTTGATCATTATGATGTCGAGGGCTGGCTCACGGCTCGGCAAGTTATGAAGATGTGGGGGCGTAGAAATGCTGCGAAAAATCGCTGATTTTGTCAAAAAGATATTCCGCATGGAGCCGATCCCGACGACGGTTAACACCCTGCGGGAGGCTTTACAGGCCTTGGAGGTGGCTCGGAACCACTTTGAGCACTGTGACCCGGAATTTGTTGACGCGGCTATTTTTGAGTTGAACGCTGCGGAGTGCCGGGTGGATGCGGTTAGGAGGTATGCGGGGTGAAGACGTTTTATTATCCGACTTACAAGTGCCGATTTTGCGAGAAGGAATTTAACGATGGGCATCCCTACTGTAATCCTGAAGATGCGAATAGCAATCTGGCCGGTCTGATAGCGTTCCGCCCAATTCATCATTGCGATGGTGGTCATATTGGCATCGGATATTTTATAGGTCTCGAAAGGGTTGATAAAAATGACTGATGTTTGGACGAAAGTTGGCAAATTTCTTGGCCGGGCTATTGCGCTGACACTTATTTTGTGCGCTTGGGCCATCATTATTGGATTCACGCTGAAGGTGCTTTGGTTTATCTGGTTTCGGATTTTGCTGTGAGGTAAGAAGGCTATGGACAATGGAAGAGTGTCATATGAAGAAGCCGTAGAAGCTATCCAGAATTGGAGTAAGGCAGAGTACGAATTTTCTGATGATGACGTTGAAACCATCTACGCGAATGGCCGACCTATTGATATGGTAAGAAAACAAACTCGGAATACCCTTACTATATATGATCGTGAGCATGTCTACAGGGTTCCGGTTGGAAATTTCACGTCGATGGACAATGTTGCTCGGCTGTGGGCGAATGACTATATCACTTTGCAAGACACACGAATCTGGTGCGTTAACACCAATCACTCACTGGTTGATATTGAGCAAGCGATAGAAAGTATTCAATACGGTCAGACAGAAACTACAACCATCCCAGCTCGGTATGAAAAGAAAAGATCTTGGCCGTATCGATTGGTTGCTTTTCTGAACGAAGTAATTTATATGTTTGTACAAGCTATTAAGGAGGATTTCTTATGAGATGTTGTCCGGTATGTTACGCAAAGGCAAAGCCTATTGTGTCTGATACGGTAATGACTGGCACGAAACTGGAAATCAAATACGTGATAGTATGTCCAAGATGCGGATTCGGGTGCCATAATGAAGGCAGTGTTATATTGCAATACGATGAAACAACGATGACTCCATTGGCGGATGACCATGGTTTGCGGAGTCTTGTTAGGAAATGGGATTCAATTTTACGAGATCCCGAGGCAGAAAGGATAGCCAACATATGAAATACACCTTTATATTTTCCTGCACAGACAACGGTGGCGGGCATCAGACCTTTGAAGTCAGGGCGACCGACAAGCAGGAGGCTATTGAAAAGGGTATGAAATTTGCCAAGAAATACGCCTGTGGTGACATTTGCGGGAACTGGGAGTGTAAGTTGAAACGAGAGGATAGTTTATGAACGAGGACTTCGGAGCGATTACCATCCTTGCTCCAAAATGCCAGCAGTGCCCCAATGTGAAATCCTGTGACCATAAGCAAATGGCCCATCTCGGATACATAGTTCCGCAAAGGGGTAATGGAAAGAGCCTCAGTCAGCTCGAAATAGTGGATTCACTGATGAAAAGGAGATTTAATTATGAAAATCGTTGAACCTAAGTACGAAATCCTCACTGATATCTCTGAGGGCGGCATCAAGGAGCTGCAGCAGATCGAGCGCGTTGCCCGGGTCTGCTACAAGAGCGAGGATAAGATCACGCCGGATGGTGAGTCGGCAAAGAAACTGGTGGGCTTTCTGGTGAAGCAAGGGCATGAGGCCATGCTTGAGCATTCTCAGCTGAGCGTGCTGTTTACGTGCGATCGTGGCGTGGCCAATGAGCTGGTGCGGCACCGCATTGCGAGCTTTGCGCAGGAGAGCACCCGGTACTGCAACTACTCAAAGGAGAAGTTTGGCGGGGAGCTGAGCTTTATTCGGCCGTTTTATATTGATGTGACCGACGCTGACAAGAAACGTGAAAGCGCAGAATATACGCCTGGCAGCACTTGGCTTGATTCCTGCGAATCTGCGGAAATCCTTTATAAGGATATGATCGCACTCGGTATGCGTCCCGAACAGGCTCGTTGTGTGCTGCCCCTGTGCCTGAAGACCGAGATCGTGCTCACTACCAACTACCGTGAGTGGCGCAATATCTTCAAGCTGCGTACTCCTGTGGCGGCCCATCCTCAGATGCGGGAGCTGATGTGCCCGCTGCTGAAGGAGCTGCAGAGCAAGATCCCGGTGGTGTTCGATGATATTTACACGTATTGGCCGAATGATGACCAGACGGGAAAGGAAAGTGTGGATGAATGATGCGAATTGTGCTGCTCACAAGCACTATTTTACAAGCTATCGCAATTGGAATGTCTTTTGCTGAGAATATCGGCAAAGAAAAACAGAGAATCATCAGATATACAGGATGGTTCTTGCTTCTGGTTTACATGATATTTGGATGAGGTGATTAACTATGAAAAATCGTATTATTTGTGTTGTTGCATGCCTGATGATGCTCGTGGGCTGTATGGTTCTGTGCAGTTGTGGCAACTATAAGATGTTCGATACGACCTTTACCTACTCCTGGGCACAGATTAAGCTGCCCGACGGAACCATCATCGAAGGCAAGGTAGATAACTGGACCGATTACGAAGGCGATCAACTGCAAATCACGATTGATGGCACCACATATCTAGTTCATGCAGCAAATGCTATTATGAAAACCTAAGGAGATATGTTCATGATTATTGGCAAAGCGGACACCGCGGATATATTGGCAGGCCGTTATGTTGATGGAACGTGGTCGTATACGCAGGCTCTGTATGAGGCTAAAAAGCGTGGGGTTTCAAAAGAAGAATTTGATGCTGAGGTCTTTGCATGGCGAGTAGCTCTCGGTAAGGTTAAGAGGAGCTCGGGACAGCGGTGATAGGATGACTACATACGAATTCGTAGATAAGATTGGAGATGCAAAATGCAGCAGAAAACACATGACTTTCTCGTGAGAATGCGGGTGCCGATGGCGACATTCGGTGGAGATCTCATGGGAGAAGCGATTGATTTCGCTATTCAGGAAATGCGGAATAATCGTTTTGTCACACTGACAGACATTGAAAATGTACTTAGCGATCGTTTTCACTGCAGTGCGAGTTCAGCGGATGCACGGCTTCGCAGGGCACTGTACGTGACTGAGTTTCGGTGTGGAGAGTATCCGAACCCTGAACTTGAGCGGCTTCGGGCTGAATATCGGGTTGATCGGTGGTCTGTGAAACGGTTCATTTATGCCGCGGCAAGGAGGGGAATGAACGATTTTGACTGATTCTCGGCAACTTTTTGGCCAAAAACCCACTTCGTGGCCAAAAATTTTTGCAAAAATGGCCACAAAATATTACGATAATACGTAATGAAATTGCCGTTTGGCCAAAAACCCACTTTTTTCTTTAACTTAATAAAAATTTTTAAATTTTATATATAGTAATTAAGGATGAAAAACGGGTTTTTGGCCACGGCGAAAGTTTAACGTCTTATCGAGCCGGAAAATGTTACAATATTTTAACCTTGAACTATATCCCCTGACAGTGTAATATAGAACTGCATTAAATAGACGTACTGCCCTTTAATGAAGTGCGAGGTGAAAAATATGAACTATATGGATGCGCTTGCAAAAAATTGGCGTGAGCACGATTACTCTTTTGAAGGACGAGATGTTCTTCCGAATGGCGATGAAGTTTGGATCTACACTACATTGGAACTTGGGCTACCAGTGCTATGGGTGAAGCATCCAGACGGATCGTTTGACTACCGTGTTCTCCATACTCCCGGCTATGATGAATCAACAGGCGAACATTGGTGTTGGAACTGTCATTGCCAGATGGTACATCATGATGATGAATGGCTGTGCCCGAAATGCGGAGATCATATCGATGATAACGACATAGATCTTTTGTCATCTCCGACAGAGGAAGCAAGCTATCCAGACGATGACCTTGAACCAGAACCTGAGTGGTACGACTGATACAGCAAATAAGATCTGCCTCTGCGCTAACAACGCAGGGGCTTTTCTTTTGCCCGAAAATAACAAAATCTTGCAAAAATTAGCAAAAACTGACGCGATAAAAACATGCCCTTTTATGGGGGGAATAGAACGCGGCTTGAACGCGCTATTCCTTTTATTTTGGAGGTTTTTATCATGCTCGAAAACAAATTCAAACAGGGATTGACGAAAGAACTGAAAGAACGCTTTCCCGGCTGTGTAGTGGTCCATCTTGACCCGAACGAGGTGCAGGGGCATCCTGATCTTTTGGTTTTGTATGGTTCCACCTGGGCAGCACTCGAAGGCAAGCGCTCAGCAAATGCACCTCATCGTCCGAATCAGGATTATTATGTCCGTCAGATGAATGAGATGAGCTTTGCCGCTTTCATTTATCCTGAGAACAAGGAGGAAGTTCTCAATGCAATGGAACGATCATTCCAGGCTCGTGGGGCAGCACGCCTTTCTGGGCGCAAGTAAGTATCATTGGCTGAACTATGATACTCAACGCCTGGTGGATGCTTTCATGAGCTGTCAAGCAAAGGAGAAAGGCACTCGGCTTCATGCTTTTGCTGCAGAGTGCATTAACCTGAAGCAAAAGCTCCCGAAGAGCAAGAAAACCCTCAACGCATATGTCAACGATGCAATTGGTTTCCGTATGGACCCCGAGCAGGTTTTGTTTTACAGCGAAAACTGTTTTGGTACTACCGATGCCATTGCATTTAACGACAAAGATAATTTTCTTCGTATTCATGATCTTAAAACAGGAGCTGTTCCAGCACATATGGAGCAGCTCTTTATTTATGATGCGCTGTTCTGCATGGAGTATCATGTCAAGCCGAAAGATATTTTTATCGAAAATCGCATTTACCAAAATGATGATGTTCTCATCGAGACACCGACAGCAGATATCATTGATCCCATCATCGAAAAGATTAAAGAATTTGACAAAATCATTGCGGATCTGAGATAAGGAGCAGCGTTATGAATCCAATTGAGAAAGACCTTAAAAACTACTACGGCACGAGTTCCGACTCTGATATTTTGGAGCATTACGGCACAAAGCGCCATTCCGGCCGCTATCCTTGGGGTTCCGGTGATAATCCTTATCAGCACTCTGGTGACTTTCTGTCTCGTGTGGAAACGCTCAAGAAGAAGGGCATGTCCGAGAATGAAATTTTAGATCAAATCAATAGCACTCTTCCCAAGGAGTACCAGCTTGGTCTTACCGAATTTCGAGTGGCTCGACGTAAAGCAATCCATGAGCGCAAGGCATCTGAGTATGAGAAAATCGCTGCTTTAAAGGAACAGGGTCTCGGCTGGAAAGCCATCGGTGAAAAGCTTGGTATGAGCGAGTCCAGTGTGCGCTCAAAATATGCAGGCACTGCTGATAAAAAAGCGCAGCGTGCAGAGAATATTGCTGACACGTTGAAAAAAGAAGTGGACAAGAAAGGCATGATCGATATTTCCGAAGGTGCCAATCTTGTAATGGGTGTGTCGCAATCTGAGCTTGACGACGCTGCATATACGTTGGAAGCGGAATACGGTTACAAACGTTATGGCGTAGGTATCCGTCAGCCGACCAACATCCGTCAGCAGACTAACATTACGGTGTTGGCTAAGCCTGAATTCGACCAGAAGTATGCTTATCAGCATCAGGATCAGATTGATTCGCTCGGCGATTATCATTCTGACGATGGCGGTGATACGTTCAAGAAGCTTCAGCGTCCTGCAAGTCTGGATTCCAGCCGTGTTGCCATCCGGTATGGCGATGAAGGTGGCCTGGACAAAGATGGTGTCATGGAAATTCGCCGCGACGTGCCCGATCTTGACCTTGGTAAGAGCCATTATGCGCAGGTTCGTATCCTTGTCGATGGTGACCACTATCTGAAAGGCATGGCTGTCTACTCGGATGATCTTCCCGATGGTGTGGACATCATGTTCAACACCAACAAACCTTCCGGCACGCCCAAAATGAAGGTCCTGAAGGAAGCGAAAGCGGATCCGGACAATCCGTTTGGTGCAGCCATCAAAGCCAATGGCCAGAGTACATACATCGGTTCTGATGGAAAGGAGCATCTTTCTCCTATTAACAAGCTGAAAGAGGAAGGCGATTGGGATACAATGTCCCGAAATGTATCTTCGCAGTTCCTATCCAAACAGCCGAAAAAGCTTATTGAAAATCAGCTGAAGCTTACAATTGCGGATTATCAGGCGCAGTATGATGAAATCATGCACTACGATAATCCTACTGTTAAAAAGAAGCTGCTGAACGACTTTGCCGATACCTGTGAAGGTACGTCAATGACGCTGAAAGCATCGGCATTTCCGGGGCAATCGACGAAAGTCATACTGCCTATCAACCGAATCAAGGAAACAGAAGCTTACTGTCCGACCTATGAGAATGGCACACAGCTTGCACTGATTCGCTATCCTCATGCCGGCACCTTTGAGATTCCGATTGTTACTGTCAACAACAAAAATGTCAGCGGCAAGCGTAATCTTGGACAGATCCAGGATGCTATTGGCATCAATGCTAAGGTTGCAGAGCGTTTGTCCGGTGCAGACTTTGATGGCGATACCGTTATGGCGATTCCTGTCAGCGATAAGGTTCCCATTAAATCTACTCGTCCGTTGGAACAGTTGAAAGGTTTTGACCCCAAGACTGCATATGCAGTTCCTGAAGGCAATCCCAACAACGTGCGTCTCATGAAAAAAGAAGAGAAGCAGCGTGAAATGGGCGTTATCTCGAACCTCATCACGGACATGACTCTTCGTGGTGCGTCTGAAGAGGAACTGGCTCGTGCTGTCAAGCATTCGATGGTTGTTATCGATGCAGAGAAGCACAAGCTGGATTACAAACGCTCTGAGAGGGAGAACGGTATCCAGGAACTGAAAGAAAAGTGGCAGATCCGTGTGGATGAGGACGGTACTACGCATTATGGTGGCGCATCAACGCTCCTGTCTCGGCGCAAGCAGACCATCCGTGTGCCTGAGCGTCGTGGTAGCGTGCGCGTGGATAAAGAGACTGGTGAACTCATTTATAAGGAGAGCGGGCGTGCCTTCATCGACCCGAAGACCAAGAAAGAGCGTATTGCCGAGGACACCGTAAGTCTGATTTCCGAGACAAAGGACGCAAGAACCCTCTCTTCTGGCACTATTCAGGAGAACTTGTACGCAGACTTCTCTAATAAGCTCAAAGCTATGGCAGCACAGGCCCGCAAAGAGGCGGTCAACATGAAGGGCATTCAGCGTGATCCTGAAGCAGCCAAGACCTATGCCGCAGAAGTTATGTCACTGAAAGATAAGTACACCACAATGCTGGCTAATAAGCCCAAAGAGCGCAAGGCTATGCTGATCGCCAACGCCAACATTAAAGCCAAAATTCAGGAACTGGGCTTAGATCCGCAAAATACTGAGGACAAGAAAGAAATCAAGAAGATTTCTTCTGTCGAAATGCAGCGTGCTCGCGATAAGGTTGGTGCAAGCGGCCAAAAATCCAAGGTTAGATTTAGTGACCGAGAATGGGAAGCCATTCAGGCTGGCGCAATTTCCGACAACATGCTGTCAAAGTTCCTGAATTCTTCTGATTCGGATGAAATCGTGAAACGCGCAATGCCCAAAACCACGGCTTCGTTGTCTTCGGCCAAGTTGTCCAAAGCGAGAGCGATGTTGCGAAGCGGTTACACTTATAAAGAGATTGCACAGGCGTGCGGCGTTCCTGAATCCACCGTTTATGATGCACTTGGAAAGTGATAACAGGAAAGAGAGGCTTTGAATTATGGTTCGATGCTTTCTGACCACGTTCGATAATCCCTACAATCCGTATGATCAGTTCGAGCAGTGGTATCAGTATGACATGGATCACGGCTATAACTCGTCTGGCCTGCTTATGCGGCTGGCACAGACCTCTTCTCAGTTCACAGACAATGAAAATGCCTACGAAATTGAGAAAGCAATCAATAAAATCGTGGCAAACGATCCAGCCAACATCTATAAGAAGCTCAAGATCGAGATTAAGGACGATACCAATTACGCACAAAGTGCCTAAAGGCATAGGGAGGGGTCTCAAAATTGACACCCCCCCTCTCAAATCGCGCCGGTCTTTGATATTTCCCCGGAGGGAAAATTGATATTTGGGCTTTAAACATGAAAAAAGCCGCCCTCGCGATATTCCTAGTATCCCGTGGACGACTTTTTATATTTTCAGCTGTATTTAGTTGGCAGTTTTAGCGAACCAAACTTGTGAGCCGAGAGTCTCGCAGGCATTGACCAGCGGGTCAAGCGCATGAGCAACAGCCAAGAAGTGTGCATCTTCCGCTGCGCGGACAAATTCTTTTACGAATTGCTCGCGAGTGATTTTCATGCGCCGCTGTTTGAACTTATTGTTTGTCATCCTATTTTCACCTCCAATGCTTTAGAGTGTTACGGTTCTTTTTTCATATTTCATGTGCTCTAAGTATACGAGTGAAACACGAGTTGTCAAGCAAAACCAACTAAATACCACAGACATGCTGCCGAGGCCTTGGGGTGTAGACTGAGGTTTCGGCAGTTTTTGCAAGGGCTTATGGGGTGAGCGCCTCCTGAGAGCTTTCTGAGTTCATGACGTTCGACCTCCATCGGCATCGGGGGCATTCTGTGTTGTTCTCCTTTATACGGAATGTTCGCTTTCTCCCTTCAAATGAAAAGCACTGCTGCCACACCCATAAGCCTTTGCAAAAACTGAATTTTAGACAACAAAAGAAAGAGGGCCTTTTGAATGCGACCGAAGAAGAACACACCGGGAGAAGCGGCTGTGGCTTCGGCCCGGCCTGCAACAAGCCCGGAAGCACAGGAACAGTACATGATAAACCTGACCATGCAACTGGTGGAAAGAAGGCTGCGAGAAGGGACGGCATCCAGTGCAGAAACGACTCACTTCCTGAAGCTGGCTACTATGAAAGCGGACCTTGAAAAGAAAAAGCTGGAAGAAGAAAACAAACTGCTCCGGGCAAAGACCGAGACACTGGAAAACGCAAAGGACACCAAAGAAATGTACGCAAATGTGCTGAAAGCTATGGCAAAGTACAATGGCGTGGACGAAGACGAGGCCACAGACTATGAGTTTTAAAAGCTCTTATGCAGCCTGAGTCGTTCTGGCAGTGCTGTTTTTTATCTACTTTACAGCAGCGGTTTTTCTGGTAAAGCGCAATATCCTGTGCGAATGGAAGACAGTACTTTTGACTGGAGCAGTTACATGAACACCGATGCTGCTTACAGATGACATGTTGCAGAAGAAAGGATTTTTATGATGACGGCATTTGAAGAAATCTGCTTCTGGCTGATGGCGGCGATGCCGTGGATCATGCTTGCATGCTTGTTCACAGACCGAGAACGACTGACAAATAAACGGTACTGGTGGTATTTGCCTCCTAGTATCCTGTCGCTTCTGACGGCTATCGCGGTCGGGCTTCCACAAATTGTTGATAAGTGGTTCGGTGGATTTGGCTGTTGGTGTACGCTGATTTTTACATTTATATGCGCTTACCATGACGAAATGGAAGGCCATGAGAACCTGCATAGTAAGTTGATTTGCCTCTCTATAATCTGCGTGGTATTCGCCATGATCTGCTGGTGCGTGAGCTGCTTATGAAGACCTATACTGAACTTTGTCAGTATTCAACCTTTGAAGACCGCTTTCATTATTTGCAGCTCCACGGCAAAGTTGGATTTGATACTTTTGGCTTTGACCGGTGGCTAAATCAGAGTTTTTACCAGTCAAGAGAGTGGCGGCAGTTCCGGGACAGGATCATTGTGCGGGATGCTGGGTGTGACCTTGCGTGCAAAGACCACGAGATCACCGACTGGGTGATACGAAACGGCAAACCCATTCGGCCGCGCATTATTATTCACCATCTGAATCCGTTGACGAAAGAGGACGTGCTCCAGCACACGGACGCACTGCTGGACCCGGAAAACGTGGTCTGCGTGAGTGATCGGACCCACAAGGCCATCCACTATGGAGATGATACGATCCTAAAGCCTGCATTTGCCGAAAGACGACCGGGCGACACCTGCCCATGGAGGAAATAAGGATTATGACAAGATATGGCTGCCTAATATGGTACACTTTTCATTATATAAAAATATTCAGGGGTGTTTGACATGACGGTGCTGAGAGACTATAATGTAATAAAGTACATCGACTCTATTACAGGAGGCAGTCAAATGTTTCTGGAAGGAATTCTTAGGCCGTACAACAGGTGTAAGCGATATGTGTTGAGCAGTAGTGTTTCAGACTATATTGGCTATGTGGACGAAGAACCATTCTACATTCCACCAGCTTTTAGCGACGTAAAAACAGACGTGAAATTGTCGAGTTTAGAACCGAAATTCGTTTTACTTTCTGCACCTGGTGCAGCGGGAAAGAGCTCTTTGGCAAAGTATATCGCAAACCGGTTTAATGCGATTTACTGGAATCTTGCAAAAGTAAAAGTAGGCACAAATAGTTTTGCAGGTTCAATTCTTAATGCGGTTGGTGCGCCCAAGTATTCGGAGTTTATTGGTGATTTAAATGCAGGAAATGTTTTGTTGGTCATTGACGCTTTTGACGAAGCCGAAATTATTTCTGGAAGAAAAATGATAAATAGTTTTATTGCTGATATCAGTAATAGCTTGTCGACTCATACATTGCCTACTGTCTTTTTGCTGGCGAGAACAGAGACTGCTCAGTATATAGCTTCATTTTGTGCAGAAAATAGAATTTCGGTTGCACACTATGAAATCGGGTTCTTTGACGAAAACTCTTCAAAATCTTTTATTGTAAAAAGTGTTGCCGGAAAGAAAACACCGACAAAGCCCGACATAGAATGTGCTGAGAAGTATTATGATGTGATCAAAAACAATATCACAGAGGAAGAAAGATCGTCTTTTCTTGGGTACGCACCGGTACTGGAAGCAATTTCAGCACATATAAAAGAGTCGCCTAATCGTCAGAAGATGATTAGCGAACTGTCAAATCAAAAGGATTGTGTAGCGATTATTATGAAGATAATGAATGATCTTCTGGATCGCGAGCAGACGGCAAAAGTTGTTCCGGCATTCAAGGAAAGATGTGCGGCAGCACATCCGGAGTTTTCTAATTGGGAAAAAGTGTACTCGCCGGAGGAGCAGCTGGTGAGAATGGTATACTATATCCTTTTTCACGACTGTAACTACAAAAACTATGAGTTGGATTTTTTACCGCCGCAATTAGTAAACGAATATCAGGCAGTGATTGAGACTTTTCTGCCACAGCATCCATTTATAAGGAATAGTGCGGAAAAATCTGGCCTTGAAAAGAAGATTGACTTTACAGGTCCGGCATTTAGGGATTATGCATTGGCGAAGATTATCTTGAACGAAAAGCATGAGACATTAGCCGATATGTATTTCGAGGACTCTCAAAGTAGGTCTTACTTCCCGTCGCAAATATTCTTCGACTGCTATATGAAGATCTCTGAAAATGTAGTTCAGCCGAACTATATTTCTTATGTGTACGATTCCTTTAAGGCAAAAGCAACTGTATACGAACGCCCGTATTTAGAGTGCACTGAAATTCCTGCATCAGAAACTGATGTGGCTAAATGTCTGGCGATTTTCGGAATGATTCCCAGCAAGAAAAGTATTTTGCGGAAAGAAGACTACATTGCCGAAATCAGCATGACCGGTGAACCGTTAGAGTTTGACCAGCTTACAAGCGTTTCAATTGATACTCCGGATATGGACGTGTACGTCGGCAAAGCGGGAATGGATTGTAGGATTTACAACTCGTCGGTGATCTGCAGAAAATTGAAATTGAGGACACAGAATGTCGTGATAGAGTCTTATGATCCCGAAAGCTGCTTATTAGTTGCACATGAAGGTTTCGCAGGAGATGCAATAATAATTGATGTGACCAAGGCCGACAATTTGAAGGTTAGCACGCCGAATCTGAATAATTATTATTCCTTGATTCCGTATAATTATGATTTTGAAGATACGGAAAACTTCGATATTCTGAAATTTATTCATGCAATGCATTGTATCCTTATTGAATTTAGGACGCATCGTAAAGACACACTGGCAAAGACCGCTGATAGAATAGAACATGTTACAGTGGGAAACAGTGTCGTAAAAAGACAAGTGCTTGACTATTTGAAAGCCACTGGTATCATTTACGAATCCTACCATCTATATAAGATTGATGAAGGAAAGATGCAGGAAAAATGTGTTTTCTTTAATGCATTGTCCCGTATGGACACGATTCTGATGAATCCGGCATTTCGTGATTTTTGCAGATGGGCAAATAATATTAACGAATAAGATGCAAAAAGCGCACTGGCTTAACAGCTGGTGCGCTTTTTCTTTTTTATAAGGGGAACTTCAAAATGGACAGTATCCTAACCTCAGTGAAGAAACTCCTTGGACTGACCGAGGAGTATACGGCGTTTGATGCCGACCTTATCATGCATATCAACAGCGTGCTGATGATCCTGCGGCAGATGGGAGTTGGGCCGCAGGAGGGCTTTGGTATCAGCGATGCAACGGCGACATGGAGCGAGTTCTGCCAGGGAAAAGAGGACATTGAAGCGGTGAAGAGCTATACGGCGCTGAAGGTGAGGATGCTGTTTGACCCGCCGCAGAGCTCCAGCACGATGGAAGCGACCAAAAACCTGATCAGCGAACTGGAATGGCGGCTGCATGCTGAGTGTGACAGGGAGGAACCTAAATGCGGATGCTGAATTTTACCGTGGAGGGGCAGCGGCTGAAAAAAGAAGGTGATTTTTCTGGCATCAGGGCCGGGAGTGTAAATTACCTGAAATGCCAGTTCCGAAGCGGTGACGACGACTGGAAAAGAAGCAAAAAGGCGGCCGTGTTCAACGACATTTATCCTGTGCCGCTTGACGAGATCCAGAGCTGTATGGTGCCGGAGGAAGTAAGCGGAGACCGCAGCTTCCGGGTGCAGCTGGTTGGCCAGAACGGGAAGACACGGATCGTTACAAATGCAGTTTTGATCGAGCAGGTGTGATATGGACAATCTGGATGAACTTTTTGACGGAATGCCCGAACCGGATGCTGGGCTGGATTTTGTGATCGATGAGAGCAAGCGGCTGATCGCGGTGCCGGAAGAGGGCGTTGTACTTGGCGTAGAAGGGGATAAGGATGTGAACCGCATCCGTCTGCGCATCAATCGCTACGAGACCAAGCGCATCAAGAAGCGGCTGGTGACGAAGCAGTATCTTATCATCACACGCTCGGCCGCAAAGACCATGTACCTGGAATTTTTGCAGGCGTACTTTATGATCGCCAACACGAACACCACCCAGCAGCTGACCACAGCGCCTATTATGAAGCAGGCCGAGGAAGTGCTGGCACCCTTCCGCACCGCGTTGGCGCGGGCAAAGGGGCCGGTGCTGAAGTTCATGACCGATGGCAGCCTGCAGAACACAACCGGTGCGAAAGCAGACAGGGTGAAGATGGCAAGCACCAAGAAAGGCATTGAGAACTTTGTGACCAACAGCCTTTTGGAAGTGCGCCCCATGACCATTGAAAAGTTGCAGGGTCGGCGCGACACGGTGGCTACCGTGGACGAATGGCTGAGCTGCGACATCCGGGAAGACCCCATTGGTGCCATTGAGCAGGGCGCGGCGAAAAACGAGAACTACCTGATCGTTGCGGCAAGCAGCGAGGGCACGGTACGCAACGGATGCGGCGACGACATCAAAATGGAGCTGCTGAGCATCCTGAAGGGGGAGTACGTAAACCCGCATGTCTCTATCTGGTACTACAAGCTGGACAGCATAGAGGAAGTGGGCCGACCGGAGATGTGGCTGAAGGCAAACCCGAACCTGGGCAAGACCGTGAGCTACGAGACCTATCAGCTGGACGTAGAAAGAGCCGAAAAATCGCCCAGTGCCCGGAACGACATCCTTGCAAAGCGCTTCAATCTGCCGATGGAGGGGTACACATACTTTTTTCCGTATGAAGAGACCCTTTGCCACCGACCGAGAAGCTACTGGCAGATGCCGTGCGCCATGGGCGCAGACCTGAGCATGGGCGATGATTTTTGTGCGTTTACGTTTTTGTTTCCGCTTTCAAGCGGATATTTTGGGGTAAAGACAAGGGACTACATTACCAGCTACACCCTGAGCCAACTGCCCGTGAGCCGGAGAAACCAGTACGAAGAGTTCATGAAAGAGGGGACACTATTCGTATTTGACGGCACGGTGCTGGACATGATGCAAGTGTATGAAGACCTTGATAACTTCGTGCAGCAGAACCAGTACGACGTGCGGGCGTTTGGCTACGACCCCTACAACGCGCAGGAGTTCGTGGAGCGCTGGGGACAGGAGAATGGCACCTTTGGCATCACAAAGGTGATTCAGGGTGCGAGAACCGAGAGCGTGCCGCTGGGCGAGCTGAAAAAGCTGAGCGAACAGCGGAAGCTGCTGTTTGATGAAAAGCTGATGCAGTTTGCAATGGGCAACTGCATTGCACTGGTGGACACCAACGGTAACCGGAAGCTTTACAAGCAGCGGCAGGACCAGAAGATCGATGCTGTGGCAGCTATGATGGATGCTTACATTGCGTGGAAGCAGAACCGGGATGCGTTTGAGTGATTAGCGCTGATGCTTCTTATCCCAGTATGCATTGCTGTAGGCTTGCACCTCTGGATCATTTACGTAGCGCCCTTGTCTGCGCAGAAAGTCTAGCTGTTCTTCCTCTGTTTCGAGTTTTCGATCATTTTTCCAATCAGGAATGATCTTTTCAGTTTCGTCACCGTCAAAAACTCTTTGTGTTGGACCCTGTTTGAAACGTTTAATGATTCCGTCTTGAATGGCGTACATAATTGTAGAACCATAACCATTTCCGAATGGCGAACCAACAGGGCCGTCAAGACCACCGGATAGTAAGCGGTCGAGAAGATGTCTTTCAAAGTCGGTTTTGGATATAGAAGGTTCTACTTCTGGTTTGATGTCATCGGACGAAGCGGGTTCTTCTGGAGGCGGCGTTTGACCGTTGGATTCTGTGGACGATACATCATCGGATGCCGTATCTTCTGATTCAGCTGGTAAACCAGCTTGCGTTGATTCAGGTCTGGAATCGAGAGCTAGTTTTGTAAGGCCCGCTGCAATAGCAAGACCAATGGTGATTTTTGCGGCCTTGGTAATATTAGGGTGTGCAATTGAAAAATTGTTGCATTTCAGCTTTTGCTTGCCCCAAAAACCAAGTTCATCAGGGTTATATTCAACATTAAAAACGCTTTTGCACTTCTTGCAGCGAACTGATACAGGCATGAATTTAGAGACGGATATTTCATTTCTACAGTTTGGGCAAGTGACAGTCATGCGGAGCACTTCCTTTCCAATCAGTCCTGCTTACCATGAAGAAGACCCTGGGCAATGGAATAAGCTTCTTCCTGCGGGGTAAGGATGGTATCGCCAACAGTGTGGTAGGTGATGACGATGGGGACATCGACTTTGTACCATTCGCCGACATTCATGCGGGGAACGCCATCTACAGTGACTTCAATGACGGCATTATAGCGCTTGGTCGTGGTATTGGTGAGGTCGGCGACCGGCTCGGTGATGATGTTGGTGAAACCGGCATTCTCGAAGTCCTGCTTGACAATACGGTAATCGGTGGCCATGCCAATTTCAATATCAGGCATCTGGACTTCACCTTCGGCAAGGTGGGAGTAGCCGATTTTTTCGCGTTCCAGACGGGCAAGTTCAGCACCATGAGCAATTTCGGCCTGACGTTTAGAGGCATAAAGAGACCAAATGTTTCCGATTAGCAACACAATGACAATGGCCGCAACGACGGAATAGGTAGCTTTCTTTGGCTGGGTGATGCAGAAGTTTAAAAACCTATCCTTCAACCGATCGATCATAAAATTCCCTCCGTAACCAAATTTTATTAAGGTCAGTATAGCACGGAAACGGGGATAAAAGCAATAGAGCGTGAAAGAAGGTGAGTAGATGACACATCAAAACGACTGGTGGGAGCACAAAAGGAACTGCGCACTCTACCATTCAGGCATCAAGGGTATGAAGTGGGGCGTGCGGCGGTACCAGAACAAGGACGGCACTTTGACCGCAGCCGGAAAGAAGCACTATGCCGGGGATGGGAACGCCGGTGAAGGTGCGACCGCAAAGACGGAGTACGCCCCGAAGCGGAAGGGCGGCAAGGCCGAGGACTACTCGGACGAGGAGCTGCGGGCACGGATCAATCGCCTGCAGATGGAAAAGCAGTACCGCGACCTGCAGGGGGACACCAACATCCGCGCGGACGACCCGAACCGGGAACTGAAAGCGGAAAAAGAACGGCTGCAGCTGCAGAAGGACGTGAAACAGCTGCGCAGTGATGTGTACGGCGGGAAGAGCTTTGTGAAGAGCGTGATGAAGGACGCCGGGAAACAGTTCCTGACCAAGGCTGTGGCGGGTGCAATGAGTTACAGCGCAAAGCAGTTTGTGACGAACACCTTTGAAAACCCTGATCTGGCAAATGCCATTGTAAGCGGCAGCGCCAGCGGCGGACAGACAAAGCAGGACGACAAGAAGAACTGACCGGGAGGAAAAAATCAAAATGGCGATAAACGTTGGCTCCCGCCTGAAACGGGCGTGGAACGCCTTTACGAACCGGGACCCTCCCGGGAAGAACTACTATGGCGGAGGGAGCAGCTATCGGCCTGACCTGGTACGGCTGAACCGTGCAAACGACCGCACGATCATGACCGCCATATACACCCGCATTGCCATGGACGCAGCGGGCATCACAATCAACCACGTAAGGCTCGATGAAAACGGACGCTACGACGAAACCGTTGATTCGGGCCTTAATTGCTGCCTGAACCTTTCCGGCAACAAGGACCAGACCGGCAGGGCGCTGCGGTATGACATGTTCCTCTCTGTACTGGACGAGGGCGTGGCAGCGCTGGTGCCGGTGGACGTGGATGTGGACGAAGAGACCGGCAAAGAAAAGATCCTTTCCATGCGGGTGGCAAAGGTGAAAGAATGGTACCCCGATGATGTGCGGCTGGAAGTGTACAACGACCAGACCGGACAGAAAGAGGAGATCACCCTGCCGAAAGCAGAAGTGGCCCTGATCGAGAATCCGTTCTACGCCGTGATGAACGAACCGAACGGCACCATCCAGCGCCTGATCCGCAAGCTGAATCTAATGGACGTGGTGGATGACCAGCTGGGATCTGAAAAACTGGATCTTATCATCCAGCTGCCATACGTAGTGCGCAACGACATCCAGAAAAAGAGAGCGGACGACCGGAGAGCCGAGATCGAACGGCAGTTGACCGGTTCTAAATACGGCATTGCCTACACCGATGGTTCGGAACACATTACACAGCTGAACCGCAGCCTTGAAAATAACCTCCTGAAAACCGTGGAATACCTGACCAACATGGCATACAGCCAGTTAGGCATTACCCCGGAGATCATGAACGGTACGGCAAGCGATGCGGTGATGACGAACTATGAGAACCGCACCATTGAACCCCTTGTGGCAGCAGCCGTGGACGAGCTGAAACGAAAGTTTTTGACCGAAGCGGACCGGAAGGAAGGGCACGAAAGCGTGATGTACTTCCGCGACCCGTTCAAGCTGGCACCGGTGAGCGCCGTTGCCGAGATGGCAGACAAGTTTACCCGCAACGAGATCCTGACGAGCAACGAGTTCCGGCAGCTGCTGGGAATGAAGCCCTCGAAGGACCCGAAGGCGGACGAACTGCGGAACAGCAACATTTCGCAATCCGACGCTGAGATTGCTGAGCGAAACAAAACGATCACGGCTGGAAAGGAAGCCGTAGAAAGGAGTATGGCAAATCAAAATGGCGAAGTTTGATTATGACTGCAGCGGCTGGGCCACGAAGGCTAAGACCAAGTGCTATGATGGCCTGACCATTGCACCGAATGCGTTCCAGGAATGCGACGGTAAAGTTGTGACCATGGTGTACAACCATGACCATGACAACCTGGAAAACGTTCTTGGCCACTGCCTGCTGGAGAACCGACCCGGGGGCATGTATTGCTACGCAAAGTTCAACGATACGGATACCGGCCGAACCGCGAAGGCCTGCGTGGAAAATGGCGACCTGAACGCTTTTTCCATCTATGCAAACTGCATCAAGAAGACGGGCAACACTGTCCAGCACGGCATTATTCAGGAAGTGAGCCTTGTGCTGGCAGGCTGCAACCCGGGTGCGCTGATCGACGAGGTGGTGAAGCACAGTGCTGACGAGGACTACGAGGGCGGCGAAGCATTCATCTACACAGACGGCGGTCTGAGCATTGCCCACGGACTGGACCCGGACGGCGAACCGCTGGACGACCTTGTACACAGCGGCGATGCAGCGACCGATGAAGCAACACAGGAGGAAGCCGAGATGGCGGACGAACAGAAGGACGGCAAGACGCTGAAAGAGGTGTACAACAGCATGACACCCGAACAGCAGAAGTGCTGCCACGCACTGGTGGGCATGGCCCTGGAAAAGCGTGACGGCGAAGAGACTGACGATGAGGAGGAAGAAACCGTGAAGCAGAACGTATTTGAGAAGGACACGAAGGGCACCGTGCTGAAGCACAGCATCGACGAGATCAACAAGGTGGTGAAGACCGCCAAGACCTGCGGCACCATGAAGGCCGCTTTTGCAAATGCCGGCATTGAGGACAGCGAGGTGAACGCTCTGTGCCACGGCATTGACAACATCGACTGGCTGTTCCCGGAAGATCACCTGCTGGACACCACGCCCCGCATCATTGACAAGCCCGACGACTGGGTGAGCGTGGTGATGGGCGGCGTGAAGCACATCCCGTTCAGCCGCTTCAAGAGCCTGTTCGCCGACCTGACCGAGGATGATGCACGTGCCAAGGGCTACCTGAAGGGCAACTACAAGACGGAAGAGGTGTTCGGCCTGCTGCGCCGCTCCACCGGCCCGACCACGGTGTACAAGAAGCAGGAGCTGGATCGCGACGATGTGGTGGACATTACCAGCTTTGACGTGGTGGCATGGCTGCGTAACGAGATGCGCTACAAGCTGAACCGTGAGCTGGCACTGGCCTACATTCTGGGTGACGGCCGCATGGCAGCAAGCCGTGACAAGATCGATGAGAACTGCATCCGTCCGGTGTTCAACGACGCCGACCTGTTTACCATCAAGGTGCAGGTGAAGACCACCGGCCTTTCCACCGTGGAGGACAAGTACAAGGCCTTTATCAAGCAGGCCATCCGTGCCCGCAAGGACTACCGTGGCAGCGGCACCCCGACTATGTTTACCACCGAGGATGTCCTGACCGAGATGCTGCTGCTGGAAGACGGCATGGGCCGCCAGCTGTATACGGACGAGGCCGCACTGGCCCGCAAGCTGCGTGTTGCCAAGATCGTGACCATTCCCGAAATGGAAGGCCGCAAGGGTGCCAAGGGCGGCGATCTGGCTGCTGTGATCGTGAACCTGGCCGACTACACCGTGGGTGCCGACAAGGGCGGTGCCGTGAGCATGTTCGATGACTTTGACATCGACTTCAATGCACAGAAGTACCTGATCGAGACCCGTTGCTCCGGCGCACTGACCAGCCCCTACAGCGCTATGGCCATTGAGTGGGCGGCATGAGAGACTCCTTCAGTCTCACAGTCCACCTGACGGCGACGCTGTTCGTCAGCTCCCTCAATGAGGGAGCCTTTTTCAAAGGAAAGGATGATAGAAAATGCTGAACAAGCTCTATGAGCAGGGCAAGGACCTGCACGTTGCAAACTATGTGGCCTATGGCAAGACCGCTGACCACAAGCTGTATGCCGACGAAGGCTATAAGGAGACCGTGACCAAGGCCGAGATCGAGGATGCCTTCAAGAAGGGCCGTCTGGTGATCGTGGAGGGCGCAAACTATCTGGTGCCTGTGGCCTTTGGTGCGACCGGCGTGATCACCGTTGCGACCGGCGAGACCGTGAAGACCCAGGCATGGGCTGCTTCTGAGGAGTAAACCCTCTCACCGTCACAGTTCGCTTGCGCGAAGCTATGACGGAGCTCTCCCGAAGGGCGAGCTTTTTTCAAAATGAATTGGAGTGAAAGTGCTATGAGCAAGTGGTTTGGGAAGCTTGGTTTCGTGGAGACCAAGGAGACAGAGCCGAGTGTGCACTCGGAGATTGTGACAGAGCGTGACTGTTACGGCGACCTGACGCGGAACACGCGCAGGCTGCAGTCCCACGACAAGGTGAACGATGATATCAGCCTTGCGAACACGCTGAGCATCATCGCAGACCCGTATGTTCAGGAGCACTTTTGCAATCTCCGGTATGTGACGCTTTACGGCGGAAAATGGAAGGTGACGGACGCGAGCGTGGAGTACCCGCGCATCGTGCTGACGCTGGGAGGGTTATGGCATGGCAATGAAACTGAGTGAAAGACGCTCCGGGCTGGATGCGCTTTTGCGCAGCATCGTGAAACAGCGGTGCGGCAGTGAAAACGTGTACTACCAGCCGCCTGCAAACCTGCGGATGAAATACCCTTGTATCCGCTACAAGCTGAAAAAGATTCGCAGCTCGAAGGCTGACGACCGCGTATACCGCCAGACCTTCCATTATTCTGTTACCGTGATCGACACAAAACCGGACAGCGAAATGACGGCGGCCATGAGTTTGCTTGCAAAGGCTTCTTATGACAGCCATTTTATTTCGGACAACTTATACCACGACGTATTCAGCGTGTGGTACTGATACCTATTTATAAAGGAGGACAAAACCTATGGCAAGAGCAAAATGGGATGTGGACGGCACCCGCAAGTTCCATGCCGGTGTTTCCCACGGTATGGTGTACCCCAAGGCAGACGAAGGCACGGCTAATGGCGCTGCATGGAATGGCCTGACCGGCGTGACCGAGAGCCCCAGCGGCGCAGAACCCACTGACCTGTGGGCTGACAACATGAAGTATGCCCGCCTGATCTCCGGCGAGGACTACGGCTTTACCATTGAGGCCTACATGTATCCGGAGGAGTTTGAGCTCTGCGACGGTCTGGCTGCCCCGGTGAAGGGCATTCGCATCGGTCAGCAGAAGCGCAAGGCCTTTGGCTTCAGCTGGCAGACCAAGGTGGGCACCGACGATGATGCCGACAAGGGCTATATCATCCATGTGGTGTGGAACGCTACCGCACAGCCCAGTGAGAAGAGCCACGAGACCATGAACGACAGCCCGGATGCCGAGACCTTCAGCTGGGAGTGCGACACCGTGCCCGTGAACGTGACCGGCTATAAGGATGTCGCCGTGATGGAGTTTGACAGCACTGTGCTGACGGCTGCCCAGATGAAGGCTGTGGAAGACCTGCTGTACGGCACCGACAGCGAGGATGCAAAGCTGCCCACCCCGGACGAGCTGATCGCTGCAGTAAAGGCTGCTGTGTAAAAACACCCTATCAGCGCGCAGTCCGGCATTTGCCGGCGCTGCTTGCAGCTCTCCCGAAGGGGCGAGCTTTGCTGAGAGGAAAAATCAAAATGAACCGATAAGGAGAGATTAAGATGCTGAAAAAGACCATTTCCTATACCGACTATGACGGCAACCAGCGCACCGAGGACTTCTACTTCAACCTGTCGAAGGCGGAGATCACCGAGATGGAGCTGAGTATGGAGGGCGGCATGCGTGCATACATCAAGAGGATCATTGCAGCGAAGAGCCAGCTGGAGCTGGTGAAGCTGTTCAAGGATGTGGTGCTGAAGAGCTACGGCAAGAAGAGTGCGGACGGCCGCCTGTTCATAAAGAACGACACCATCCGTGCCGAGTTTGAGGCACATCCGGCCTACAGCATGATCTATATGGATCTGGTGACGGACGAGGCCAAAGCAAGCGCATTTATGAACGGCATTATGCCCGCCGACGTGTCAAGCCAGAACCCGGCTATGGAAATGGCCGCAACAGCAAGCGCTGCACCTGCACTGAGCGTGGCATCGGAACAGGGCTGATAAGCTCTGATATTTTTCCGCTTTGGCGGAGAGAGGCTGCACCGGGAAATTTCCGGGCAGCCTTTATTTTTTTTGTCTGAAAAGACACGCATTTAAGAGCACAGGGGGAGTGAAAGAATGCTGGAGCTGCATATTCCCGGCGAAGAACGCTGGGATGAGCGAACGAACATGTTCGTATACGACGAGCCGGTAACTTTGAGGTTGGAATACAGCCTGCTCTCCCTGTCTAAATGGGAAAGCAAGTGGCACAAGCCGTACTTGGACGAAAACGTGAAGAAAACGCGTGAAGAAACACTGGATTTCGTCCGATACATGACCCTGACAAAGGGTGTGGACCCGACCGTATACGCAAGACTGCGGCGGGAAGACTGGCTAGCCATTCAACGATATATGAGCGACCCGATGACGGCCGCGACCTTTAAAGACCGCAAAGGCGGAAAGAAGCGCGCACGCTACCAGACGGCAGACCTGTTTTATGCCGCCATGGCAAGCTACGGCATCCCGTTCGAGTGCGAAAAGTGGCACCTGAACCGACTTTTGGCACTGATCCGGGCCTGCGGGGAAGAGAATCTGCCGCCCGAGAAGATGGGCAGACACGAGCAGGCGGCGCACATCCGTGCGCTGAACGCACAGCGCAGGGCAAAGTTTCACTCGAGGGGGTAAGAGCTTTTGAGCAAGGTAATTGAGATCCGGCAGAAAGGCGACTTTAAGAAAAGCCTGACCTTTTTCAGCCACATCAAGAGCTGGAGCGTGCGGCCGATCCTTGAGAAATACGGAAAGCTGGGTGTAGAACGGCTTGCGGATGCCACCCCGAAAGCCACCGGAAAGACGGCGGCAAGCTGGAGCTACGAAATCAAAATGGACAAGAGCGGGGCCACGCTGTGCTGGAAGAACTCCAACATTGTGGACGGAGTGCCCATCGCGGTGATCTTACAATACGGACACGGCACAAGAAACGGAGCCTATGTGCAGGGGGTGGATTACATTAACCCTGCCCTGGCTCCGATTTTTTCTGCTCTGGCCGATGAATTGTGGAAGGAGGTAAAGAGACTGTGAGCCAGGAAGTGGACGAGCGCGTAGTAGAAATGCGGTTTGACAACGCGCAGTTTGAGAAGAATGTGCACCAGACCATGCTGAGCCTTGAAAAGCTGAACGACAGCTTACGGCTGGACGGCGCGGAAAAGGGCTTTGAAAAGATCAGCGATGCATCGGCCAAAGTGGACTTTGACGAGATGCAGGGCGCACTGGACGACCTGGGCGGAAAGTTTTCGGCGGTGGAAGTGATGGGCGTTGCAGCCCTGAGCCATATTACAAGGCAGGCCGTGGACACCGGTGAGAAGCTGGTGAAAAGCCTTTCCCTCGATCAGGTGACGAGCGGCTGGAACAAGTATGCCCAGAAGACCGCCAGCGTGCAGACCATCATGAACGCGACGGGTAAGAGCATTGCAAAGGTGAACGGCTATCTTAGCAAGCTGATGTGGTTTTCGGACGAGACAAGCTACAGCTTTACCGACATGACACAATCCCTTGGACAGCTTACAGCGTCTGGCGGAGACATTGAGAAAGTTATCCCGATGATCATGGGCATGGCAAACGCCACGGCCTATGCAGGCAAGGGTGCAAGTGAGTTCTCCCGCGTGATCTATAACCTGAACCAGAGTTACAGTCAGGGCTATCTGAGCCTGATGGACTGGAAATCGGTAGAGCTTGCGGGCGTGGCAACTGCTGAGCTGAAAAAACAGATAATCGAAACCGGTGTAGAGCTTGGCAAGATCAAAGAAGGCGATGTGACGGTTGGCACGTTCAGCTCAACGCTATCGACAAAATGGGCTGACAAAGAGGTGATGGAGACCGCCTTTGGCAAGTTTGCCGAGTTCAGCGAAGCCGTGAAGAAGATGGTGGACGCGAATCCCGGTATGCTGGCATCGCAGGCCATTGATGCTCTGGCTGACCAGTACGACGAAGTGACCGTGAAGGCCTTTAAGGCGGCACAGGAGGCAAAGAGCTTCAGCGAAGCGGTGGACGCCACGAAGGACGCTGTGAGCAGCGGCTGGATGGAGACCTTTGATATCCTGTTTGGCAACTACGAGGAAGCAAAGGGATTCTGGAGCGATCTGGCGGAAGAGTTCTGGAACATGTTCGCAGGCGGTGCGGCCGGGCGGAACAACTGGCTGAAGAATGCCTTTGACTCCGGCCTTGACCAGCTGCTGGGAACGGAAGGCTTTGGTGAAGCCGGAGACAACTACACAAACCTTTTGCAGAAAGCACTGGTGAACCAGGGCCTGCTGAGCGAGGAAGGCATTGAAGAGGCGGGCAGCTTCCAGAAGGCGTTGGAAGAAAGCGGTGTGACAGCCCAGCAGCTGTACGAAGTGCTTGGAGAGGCGGCTGAGTATTACCATCAGCGTGCCGCCATGAGCGACGAAGAGCTGGATAAGCTGGGGTTTGACCGGGACAAGGTGGACGCGTTGGCAAATGCCTACGACTCCATGGCGGAGCAAATTCAAAATGGCAGTGTGAACCTGGACGACCTTGCAGGCAAGATGAAACAGCTGAGCGGCCGGGAGCACTTTTTTAACGGCATCCTGAACGTGCTGGAAGGCATCAACAGCGTACTGAGCCCAATCCGGGACGGATTCGGTGACGTGTTCATGACCGACGGAAGCCCGCTGTACAACTTCCTGAAGGGGTTTGACGAGCTGACCGGGAAAATGGCGCTGAGCGAAGAAACTGCGGAAAAGGTGCAGGAAGTATTTACCGGCGCATTCCGTGTATTGAGCATCGGGCTGAAGGGCGTGAAGACGGTTGGCAAGACCGCTTTTATGATCCTTGGAAAGCTGCTGGATCTGCTGAGCCCGATGGGCGACCTTTTGCTGAACATCGGAAGCTACATCGGCAATCTGCTGACATGGGTGGACGAAAGCCTTGGACAGGCAGAGAGCCTTAGCGACGTGCTGGGCATCCTTGTGGGTGCTGTTGCGGCGCTGGTGAGCCCCATTGCGGACGTGGTGAAGGGCGTGAAGACCCTTGTGCGCGGCGGAAGCATGGAGGAGGCAAAGAAGCAGTTCAGCGCATTCGGCACCGTGGTGGATGCTGTGGGCAGTGTGCTGGACAAATTCAAAATAGACAGTGCTTCGGCAGGAAACGTTATTGGCACGGCATTCCAGCTGCTGGGCGGCATTCTGTTGGGAGTCTTTGAGGGTGTGGGCGCACTGATCGGCCGTGCATTCAACGGGTTCAAGGGTGCCGGGGACACGGTGAGCGAGTTTGCCGACAGTAAGGTACCGCTGCTGGAGAACATCATGGACGTGGTGCTGAGCCTGCCGGAGAAGGCGGAAAAAGCGCTGGCGGACTTTGGCGGAACGCTGACCGGCATCATGAGCAGCATCAGCGGTGCGTGCAGGAATGCACTCAGCGCGGTGAAGGATTTCTTCAACCTGCAGGATGAAGTGGATCTTTACAGGCTGCTGGCGCTGATCGATGTTGGAGCACTGGCGGCGGCGATCTACGGTGCAACGGTGCTGCTGAAGAAGGCAAGCGATAACTTCAAGAAAACGCTGGCGAACCCCATCGGCGATTTCTTTAACAGCCTGACGGGTGCCGTGAACACCTGGACAAAGGCAAACACCACGAACAACCTTGCTACAGCAGCGAAGGCCATTGCAACGGCGGTGGCGCTTATCAGCGGGAGCATGTATCTGCTGGCGAAGATCGACGACCCGACGCGGGCGGTGCAGGCTTTGGCCAGCGTGATCTCGGAATTGTTCAGCATGGTGGTGGCTTTGAAAGTGTTGGCGGCCACTGACCTGACAGGCCTTGACACGGCGAAACTGATCGGGACGATTACGGCCATCAGCATCGGAATGGGCATGCTGGCCGCCGCATTTGCCAAAATGGGCAGTATGCATACCTATCAGGTTGAGAATGGCATGAGCGCCATCAGCAGGGTGGCAAGTGTACTGATGGGCATGGTGGGAATGCTGACCGTGTTCAATACCTATGGCGACGGGGCAAAGGGCTCCGGTGCATTTATTGCAGCTGCGGCGGCAATAGACATCATGATACTTGCCGTTGAAAAGATCGGCGGAATGCATACCTATCAGGTAGAAAACGGTGTGAAAGCTATTAGCGCAATGGCAGTCGCGATGAGTGTTCTCCTGGTGGCGGCTGGCGCGGCGCAGAACCTTGCCGGAAAAGCGGACGTAAGTACCCTTGATAAAATCATCAAGTATCTTGTGAAGCTGGGTGGAATGTTGGTTGCCATCAATGCAATGGGAACGGCGCTGCTGATGGCGGCAGGGGCTGTGGCGATCTTTGCAAGCCTTGGCGACCGCATGATGGATGGTATCCGGGGCGCAGGGCTAGTGGTGAGCGGCATTGCGGCATTACTGGTGCTGATGGCAAACACGAAGGTGAACCCGCTGCGGATGAAAAAGGGTGCAGAGAGCATGGTGATTGCCAGTGCTTCGCTGCTGGTGATGGCGGCTGC